ACCAAGGAAGTTGGAGAAGATATTGTAATAGGTTATGATACTATTAGTGCAAGTAACTTTAGTGATCAAATTATGCTAAAAGAACTTGATAGTATTTTTGTAAAAGGTAAAGAAAAACCTATTAAAATATATACATTACAAGATGGCTGATAAAAACATGACAGTAAATGACGTTGCAGAAAGACTCACAAAGCTTGAAACTATATCGCATGAACGTTGGAAAACTGCTTTTAATGAGTTTTCTGATATAAAGCAAGAAATTACCTATATAAACTCTACCATTAAAGCTGCAACTTTTGGTGTGTTTGGTTTTATTGGTGCTATAGGTATTGCGGTATTAACAAGGTTTCTTATATGAAAGGCATACTTAAAAATATTGTTGGTGCGGTAGCCCCTACTCTTGGATCAGCTATGGGCGGGCCATTAGGAAATATGGCTATGGGCAAGATAGCAGAGGTATTAGGAGTTTCAAACGATCAAAAAACTATACAACAAGCAATACAGAACGCAACACCAGAACAAATGTTAGAGCTCAAAAAAGCAGAACAAGAGTTTGAGGTACAAATGAAAGAGCTTGATGTAGACGTGTTTTCATTAGAAACGCAAGATAAACAACATGCAAGAGGTATGTTTAGTAAAGATTGGACTGCTAGGATTATTGGATTATTTACTATTGGTGGATTTCTAGGTTATATATTCTTAGTCACCTTACAACCACCAGAACAAAACAGCGAAGCACTAATTAATTTAGTGCTAGGTTATCTTGGAGGATTAGCGAGTGCAATTATTTCGTTTTATTTCGGAGCATCTCATTCCCCCGACAAAGGAGAATAAAATGCAAACATCAAAAGAGGGTATAGCTCTTATAAAAAAATTTGAAGGGTGCAAACTAGAATCATATTTATGCAAAGCTTCGGTTTGGACAATTGGGTATGGATCGACTAAAGGCATCTCAGAAGGCATGACAATATCACAAGAAAGAGCTGATATGCTTTTGTTGGAAGACTTAGAGGGATTTGAGGATTCAGTAAATAATTTAGTTACGGTAGATTTAGATCAAAATCAGTTTGACGCAATTATAGCCTGGACATTTAATTTAGGTGCATCAAACTTATCTGCAAGCACACTTTTAAAAAAAATTAATAACAAAGAATGGGATGCAGTACCAGAACAAATAAAACGTTGGAACAAGGCTACTGTTAATGGTGAAAAACAAGTATTAGAGGGTTTAGTAAGAAGAAGAGAGGCAGAAGCATTATTGTTTGAAGGTAAGGATTGGACAGAGGTATAAATGCCATTACAAAAGACAATATTTAGACCAGGGATTAATAGAGAGGGCACAGCTTACGATAATGAAGGCGGTTGGTTTGATTGTAATCTTGTTCGTTTTAGAAAAGGTAGACCCGAAAAGTTTGGAGGGTGGGAAAAGTTAACTACAAATACTTACTTAGGCACAGCTAGAGCATTACATGCTTGGATTTCATTAGAAGGTACAAAATTTTTAGGTGTAGGTACGCATTTAAAATATTATATTGAAGAAGGTAATAATTTTAATGATGTTACTCCTATAAGATCAACAACGTCTGCTGGAGACGTAACATTTTCTGCATCTAACGGAGACGCTACTATAACAGTAGCAGATACATCTCACGGTGCAGTTAAAAATGATTTTGTAACATTTAGTGGAGCATCTAGTCTTGGAGGTAACATAACTGCCGCCGTGCTAAATCAAGAGTATCAAATAGCAACTATAGTAAACGCTAATAGCTATACCATAGAAGCAAAAGATACATCTGGCAACACGGTAACTGCAAACGCATCTGATAGCGGTAACGGAGGATCTTCAGTAGTAGGAACTTATCAAGTAAATGTAGGTCTTGATGTTTATGTGCCTAGCACAGGTTGGGGTATTAATGGTTGGGGTGAAGGCAGTTTTGGCGAAGCATCTGCTTTATCAAACACAAACCAGTTAAGATTATGGACACATGATAATTTTGGCGAAAATTTAATTATCAATCAACGTAATGGCGGTATTTTTAGGTGGGTAGAAGCAGATGGTACAAACACTAGAGCTAAAAATTTATCAACAGAAACAGGAGCTAATTTAGTTCCCACTAAAGCACTACAAGTTATTACCTCTGAGGTAGATAGACATCTAATTGTTTTAGGAGCAGATCCTATATCTGGTACAAGTAGAACTGGTGTTTTGGATCCTATGTTAATTGCATTTAGTGATCAAGAAAATGAATTAGATTTTGAACCGTTATCTACTAATACAGCAGGATCATTAAGGTTATCATCAGGCTCCTCTATAATTGGTGGTGTAAAAGCTAGACAAGAAATACTTGTTTGGACAGATACAGCTTTATACAGCATGCAATTTGTTGGGCCGCCTTTTACTTTTGCAGTAAATCTTATAAACGAAGGAACAGGTCTTATATCTCCTAAAGGTGCTGTAACTACGCCATCAGCAGTTTACTTTATGAGCTATAACAATTTTTATTTTTACAACGGTTCTGTTAATACATTACCCTGTTCCGTACATAATTATGTGTTTGGTGATATTAACTTAACACAATCGTTTAAAATACATGCTTTTACAATTAAAGATAAAAACGAAGTGGGGTGGTTCTATTGCTCATCCAGTTCATCCGAAATTGATAGATATGTAATTTACAATTATTCTGAAAATTTATGGTTTTTTGGCCAGTTAGTTAGAACAGCTTGGTTAGACTCGGGTATTGTAAATTATCCAAGAGCAGTAGAAAGTCCACATTTATATCAACAAGAAATAGGTTTTAATGATGATGGATCACCTATGACTAACGTGTTTATAGAAAGTAGTGACTTTGATCTAGATGATGGAGAAAAGTTTGCTTTTGCTAGACGTATTATACCTGATTTTAAATTTATATCAGATCCTAACAACGGTTCTGTTAATGTGGTAGTAAAAACTAGAAATTTTCCTGGAGATTCTTTAGCCACAAACTCTACTAATGAAATATCTAGTACGACACAACAATCGCATATTAGAGCTAGAGCTAGACAAATGGCTTTACGTATTGAAAGTAATGATGATGCCTCTAATGATGGTAATTTATCTATAGGATGGCGTTTAGGTGCTACCAGAATTGACATAAAAACTGACGGCAAAAGATGAGCAAGTTGCTACAAACGCAACTGCCTATAGCACAAACGGAGGTTACTCCTGAAGTTTTTAACCGTTTAATAAGGTTGCTCGAAATAAATTTAGGGTCAGTTGACCTAGACAATACGCGTCAAGTAAGCGAAAATGAGCTAAATACTATAAATTTTAATGCTGGTAGTATTATCTGGAATACAACGCTAGAAGTATTACAGGTATATACTGGTAACGAATGGGTAGATATTGGTACAAGACTTGTAGATGATGGTCTACAAGCAACAAGTGCAGTAGGTAAGGTAACCGTTAAGAATAATGGTGCTACGTCTATCAAACTTGCTAATTTTGGTAAATAATAGATACTTTAGGTATCTACAAACAACTTAGTAAACAAGCTATGGAAGACAATATACAAAAATTAGCAAACGCAGGACAACCAGAGGATTTACAAATAATTCATGCAGCACCAGGCGAAATGGTGGTGCCTCCTGTTATATCTGAACAAACACAACAAATGATCAACCAAGACTTGCAATCTGTAGGATTAAATCCTGCTGAATATATGGTAGGTCAAGGATTAATTAACCCAGCCACAGGTTTACAAGAGTTTGGTTTCTTATCTAAATTATTTAAAAAAGTTAAAAAGGTAGTAAAAAAAGTAGCACCAGTTGCTGCATTTATACCTGGTGTTGGTACCGCTTTAGGTGGTGTTCTTGGGGGTGTGGCTGGAAAAGTAGGTAGTGCTGTTGGTCTAAAAGGTACTGTAGCAAAAAAAGTTTTAGGTGGCCTAGCTAAAACTGGTATACCTGGTATATCTAGTATAGCTGGGGGTGCAGCTGGTGGTTTTGGCAGTCTTAAAGGTTTAGGTAGTTTAAGTGGTTTAATGAAAGGCAGTCCTTTAACAAATATGTTTACACAACAACCAATGGCACCTGGACAAATAACCCAAGAAGAATTTGACGCTATGACACCCTTACAACAACAATTGTATCTTACACAACAACAAAAAACTTCTAGTATCCCATTTTTTAACAGAAGCACTAAAGATGGATTTAACTTTGGGGGGCAAGGCGGGTTGATGGGTTTGGCAGCTCTTTATGGTCTGGCCACCAAAAAAGCAGCAGAAAAAACAGAAGGCGGTTTACGTGACATACGGTTATCTACAAGACCAGATTTAATGCCACAACAAACATTTCAAGGCTTTGATGTTGGGGTAAGACCAGGCATGTCTTACGGAGGTAGTATGGGATTTAAAGAACTTGATATGCGTATGGGTGGCCCATCTGAGGGCCCAGGTACAGAAACAAGTGATGATATACCTGCTATGTTGAGCGATGGTGAGTTTGTTATGACTGCAGCTGCTAACAAGGGGCTTGGTGGTTTTAAAATAGAAAAAAACAAAGATAGCCTTACTATTTTCCCAACAGGTAAACCTAATAGAGAAAAAGGTTTTAAAAATAACGACAAGTTGATGAAGTTTTTTGAAAATTATCAGGATATGATGAGTTAATTATGGGATTATTAAGAAGTGCTATTGGAAAAGCTAGGGGGGTGCCTACAAGATCTAGAATACCTGTGCCTAACCCAGTTTCAAAAGACCCAATAATAAATAATACACCATTTGTTAAAAATCCTGTACCAGTACAAGATACTCTTGCATTAGATGCTTTAAAAAGAAGATTAGATTTATTAGAAAACAGAGAAATACCAGCTTTTGATCCTACTGATTTACAAACAGGTATTGCTGGTTTACAAGAAAGATTTAAAACTTTACCAAAATTTGATGATTCAATTTTAAGAGACAGAATACGAGCATTAGAAAGCAGAGAAATACCAGTGTTTGACCCTTCCGAGTTAAAAACAAGTGTTGCAGGACTGCAAGAGAGGATTAGCAACATCCCACAATTTGATCCTTCGCAACTTCAAGAACAAATACAAGCAAACAGAGATCTTTTGAGTAACATTCCTCAGTTTGACGATTCTGCTTTGCAAACTAGACTTGCTAATTTAGAGGGCAGAGAGTTACCAACATTTAATCCAGAAGATTTTAGAGACCAGTTTTTATCTATAGCAAGAGAAGGTATTGATATACCACAACCGACAGCACCAGACCTAAGTGGTTTTGCTAGACTTGAGGACATTCCAACCTTTGATAGGGAAGAATTAATAAAAGATATAAGAAGTAGTATTAATATACCAAAACCTCCATCTATTGATAGAGAAGCCTTGATAGAGGATATAAAAGGTGGTTTAAATATCCCAAAATTTAACAAGGAAGCGTTAATTGAAGATATTAGAAGCGGTATAAATATACCTAAACCGCCAGCTTT